TATTTTCAGTATTTTCAGTATTTTCAGTATTTTCAGTATTTTCAGTATTTTCAGTATTTTCAGTATTTTCAGTATTTTCAGTATTTTCAGTATTTTCAGTATTTTCAGTATTTTCAGTATTTTCAGTTTCTTCTTTATGTTTTATCCATGGGTCAGAACCTTCAAAGACTTTTTTAGTTTCTTCTTCATCTTGGGTTTTGTTAAAATTTTCAATAATTTTTTGATGTTCATCTAAACCACTACTCCATATTATATCATTTTTAGCTTCTTCTAAATTATTTAAATCATTTTGTTTTTTAATTTCTTCATTCTTCTTTGTTTGATTTTCTATCATTTTTCTTTTTCTATCTTCAAATAATTCATCTTTAGCTGCTTGATTTTCTTTGTATTTTTTCATCAATGTATTAAGACGGTCCTCTGAATAATGTTGGTCATCAATATTATCTGGATTTGGGTCCCACGGACACCAGCAACCTACACTAGCAATAAATATATTATGCTTTTTATCTTTCCTTTTTAATACTTCACTTCTTATTTGTGCTTCTCTCATAGTCTCATATGAACCACGTACTTTAATACCACGTACACTTGTTTGAAAATCTACTTGTTCTGCAAATTCTTTTGACAAATTTTCTTCTTTTTCTTTTAAAAAATATTGATATTCCTCGTGTATCCATTTATCATTAAATAAAAAACGATATTTATCTGCTATACTTTGTATAACATCATCTTCTTCTTTATATTTATCTTTTAAATTAGTAAATAATTCATTAACATCATTTTTAAAATTAGATATAAATTTATTAAACATAAATACCTCTTTTTTATCAATTATTTGTTCTGGAGACAAAAATGATAAACAAACATATTGTTGTCCTCTTATAGGGGCATCTTCTTCTAAATAATCCATTTCAGATACAGACACTAAATTATTATTTTTACTCATTTTATTAAAAATTTAATTAAAAAACTTTAAATAAATTTTTAAAATTTTTATTTTAATTTATATTCTATTAAAATTTAATTAATTAATAAATTAATTAATTAAATTAATTTAATTAATTAATTTAATTAATTAAAATTTTTTTTCTTTTAATATAATATAAAAATGAACGGTGTAGATGCCCGCGAAGTTATGACAAGAGTACTTAAATATTTTATTGAAGGTTTAGTAGTTGCTGTTGCAGCTTATGCTCTTCCTGGCAAAACCTTAAAAGTTGTTGACGTAGTAAGCATTGGTCTTGTTGCTGCTGCCACATTCTCGCTTCTTGATTTATTTGCTCCATCCATTTCTGGTTCTGCCCGTCAAGGTGCTGGTTTCGGTGTTGGTGCTGGTCTTGTAGGATGGCCTGCTGGCGGTCTTGCTTAAATTATTAATTATTATTATTTTAATTAATTAAAATTCTATTAAAATTATTTTTATTTGAAATTTATAAATTTAATATAAATTAAATATAACAAAAAATTAAATACTTCTAATAAATTCCCAATTTAATTCTTCACAAATTTTTTTCCAGGTTTGTTCTTGTTGATGTAATTTTTCTCTTGATTTTAATAAAGGAAAATAGGGTAAATATTTATATTCTCCTAATATCTCCAAAAATTTATGCAATACATAAGAATAACTTAAGAAATTTTTTCTATTTTGTGGAGAATGTTTTAAAAATGGTACCTGAATTTCTTTAAACATATTTCTTAATTTTTCTTCTAATTCAGGTGTTAATTGAGGATTTACTCTACCAGTTATTCTATTTAATATATAAGGGATATGTTCATAATATTTGTTAACTTTTATTTTTTTTAATATTGCTTTAATTTTATCATAATTTAATATTGCCATATTATTAATTTTATTTTTCTTTAATTCAAGATAGATTTTATCAAAAACTTCTTCAGGTATATCAGTTGTTTCTTTTCCTTGTGTTTGATTAATCCATTCATTAAAATGATTTATTCTATTATAACTAAAATAACTAATTTCTTTTGGAGGGTCTTTATAACTTGGTCTTTCATTATCTATTATAATATAATCAATTGTGTTACAATCAGTACAATATAATATACCATCATTAGTTAATTCATTAACATTTTCAGAATTACAATGATAACATTTTTCTTTTAATGTTTTTAAATTGCTATTAATATAATCTTTATCAGTTTTAGATAAATAATTTTCTAATAAATCTTCACGATTTAGAGAATTTTGAAAATCAGATTTACCTAAATGTTCTATTGTTTTATCATTATCATCAAAATTTTTGTAAGGACTAAAGAAATTGACAATTTTTTTATTTTGTTTTTTGTCGTCATCATCATTTTCATTTTCAACGTAATCAAAATATTTAAATAATATATCACTTGTTTTAGATAAATAATCTATTTCATTATTTTTATTATTTAATTCATCTATTTCTAAATTTATTTTTTTTAATTTTTTTTCTAATTCAAATATTTTTTCGTGTTTGTTTTCTATATTATTTTGATTTATAATAAAAATATCTGTTTCATTATTTTTTTCTTTTTTAAAAGTATTTATTTTTTTTTCTAAATTTTTTTTATCTTTTGTTAATTTTTGAATATTATTATATTTATTTTCAAATTCTTTTAATTGTTTTTCGTGACAAATATCTAATGTATATGTTGTTTTTTCATAATTACATTTTCTTTTATTTTTTTTTGTTGTTTTCATTAATTTTATTTTAAATTTAAAAAATCCTTAAATTAATTTTTAAGTTATTTTTAAAATTTTTTTTTCTTTATATAATATATAAATATGGGAGGAGGTTTAATGCAACTCGTTGCCTATGGTGCTCAAGATATCTATCTTACTGGTAATCCTCAAATTACCTTTTTCAAAGTTGTCTACCGTCGTCACACCAACTTTGCTATGGAATCTGTAGACCAAACTATTAATGGTACTGCAGGTTTAGGTGCCAAAGTTACATCTACTATTTCGCGCAATGGTGATCTCGTTGGCCGTATGTATCTTGAATTTGATACTGCAATTTCTACTGGTGCTAATTACAATCCTGGTCACACTGTACTTTCTGAAGTTGAAGTTCAAATTGGTGGTCAACAAATCGATAAACACTGGGGTCACTGGATGGAAGCCTGGGCTGAACTCACTGAACCAAATGATGCTGGTGTTTTAGGTGATGGTGATTCACAAAATAGTGTAGGTACACGCTTCCAAAATCTTGCTGGTGCTGGTGGTGTATTAGCTGCTGCAGATGATAATCCAAAATGCCGTGTTCCTCTTCAATTTTGGTTCAACCGCAATCCTGGTCTTGCTCTTCCATTGATTGCTCTTCAATACCACGAAGTTAAAGTTAGTGTAACATTTGCTAATGCTGAGATTACTCCTTCTAATGTTGAACTTTGGGCTGACTACATCTATCTTGATACTGATGAACGCAGACGTTTCGCTCAAGTTTCTCACGAATACTTGATTGAACAAGTTCAACACACATCAAACACTGGTCCATCGATTGACCTTAACTTCAATCACCCCGTCAAAGAACTTGTATGGACTGGTAATGTTGCGAGTGATGGTACTAGAACAGTACTTCCAAGTGGAAATACCAAACTTGTTCTTAATGGACACGACCGATTTGCCGAAAGACCCCCTGAATACTTCACACAAACACAAGTATGGCAACACCACACTGGTACACCTGTAAAATGTGAAGTTAATAGTACTACTACAGGAGCTTTAAAAGCTTCTGTTGATGAAATTGCTGTTTACTCATTCGCCCTTAAACCCGAAGAACACCAACCATCGGGTACTTGCAATTTCTCAAGAATTGATAACGCTCAACTTAAAATTGCTGGTAATGCCAATGATAACACAATTAATGTATATGCTGTTAACTACAACGTACTCCGTGTTATGTCCGGTATGGGTGGTTTAGCTTATTCCAACTAAACATAAAATCAAAAATAATTATTTTTTTAATAAAATATATAAAAATATATTTAATTATTGTTTAATTTTTAAAATTTTTTTTCTTTATATAATATATAAATATGGGAGGAGGTTTAATGCAACTCGTTGCCTATGGTGCTCAAGATATCTATCTTACAGGTAATCCTCAAATTACCTTTTTCAAAGTTGTCTACCGTCGTCACACTAACTTTGCTATGGAATCAGTTGATCAAACAATTAATGGTGCTGTTGCAGTTGGAAACAAAGTTACATCTACTATTTCGCGCAATGGTGATCTTGTAGGCCGTATGTATCTTGAAGCCGATTTAACAGTAGAAAGAAATGATACTACTGGTTCTTTCCAGGGATTGAATGTTGGACACGCTATTATTAATGAAATTGAAGTTCAAATTGGTGGTCAACAAATCGATAAACACTGGGGTCACTGGATGGAAGCCTGGGCTGAACTCACTGAACCAAATTCTGCAGGTGTTATGGGTATTATAGATTCTGCAGGAAGTGGTACTCGTTTCCAAAATCTCGCTTGTGCTGGCGGTGTCGGTATGTCTAGAACAGATAGTGATCAAGCGAGTGATTCAGAAGTTGATACAAATGTAGTATGCCGTGTACCACTTCAATTCTGGTTCAACCGTAATCCTGGTCTTGCTCTTCCATTGATTGCTCTTCAATACCACGAGGTTAAAATAAGTGTCTCATTTGCATCACCTACAGGAGTTACTCTCAACTCAAATGATACAAAACTTTGGGCTGACTACATCTATCTTGATACTGATGAACGCAGACGTTTCGCTCAAGTTTCTCACGAATATCTTATTGAACAACTTCAACACACATCGAATACTGGACCATCGATTGACCTTAACTTCAATCACCCCGTCAAAGAACTTGTATGGACTGGTGCTGTTAGTGTTGATGGTATAAGAGCTGATTTATCTACAGGAAAAACAAAACTTGTTCTTAATGGTCACGACCGATTTGCCGAAAGACCACTTGAATACTTTACACAAACACAAGTATGGCAACACCACACTGGTACACCTCTCGATTGTTCTTCAAATATAGTAGCTGCTGCTACATTAAAAGCTTCCGCAGCTCAAGTTGCTGTTTACTCATTCGCCCTTAAACCCGAAGAACACCAACCATCGGGTACTTGCAATTTCTCAAGAATTGATAAC